ATCCTACATAACTATTGACGACAAGGACTAAACCAAACGACTTAACCGACGCTGAACTCGACGCTTTAATCAAAAGCTACAAACGAATGCGTTTACGCATCGCCGACAACGCAACGGCAATGACGCGTCTTGAAGCGTTAGTAGCGGAGAAAACCGATCGTATAACTGCGATTATAAACGACGAGGTCGGCTCCGCCTCCGTCTCGTAAACTCGCCTAAGATAACAACCAACAAATAACTACTATGGACATTACAACACTATTCACAATCGCGTTCCTGCTCCTCATTGGATTCGGGCTTCTTTACTACGAGAAAGGGGATCGATGAACACCGACAAGACGCTATTCGCCGACGGTTTTGACGACGCCATAATCGGGCTGAACTACAAGGGCGGTTATCACCGCGTTGTGTACGACGGTCAACGGATGATCGAACGCCTAATGATCGACGACGACATGACGGAAGAGGACGCGATGGAGTGGCTTCAGTTTAACACGTTCAACGCGTACATGGGCAAAGGCACACCGCTTTACGTGGACGTCATGAGTCGCGAAGAGATCGAGCATTACCTAGACAACAACGAATGATGAAACTGAGTAACTATCTAAAAAAACGAAAATTAACGCTAAAGGTTGTGAAGCTTAGACATTTGGATTTAGGAGGAGACGGAGCTTGCGATTTGATTTCGTCTATAACTCCACACGGCATTAAGCATTTGCAACATGAAGGCACTACGTACGTCGAAGATAATAAATGGGATACTGAATGCTTGATGAGCGACTTAGTGACCGACATCGAAAGCGTTGAGGATTGCGTTAAAAATTTATCGCACTTTCTAGATCAACTCGATTTGAGGGATTTTCAGAGTGATGAGGGGAGCGTGTTTACGTTGACCCAACCAATTAATGGACGCTCTGACGACGTATACACTCGCACTTACACAATATGAAACGCCTACTACTGATATTAACGCTGACTTGTACAACATCCTGTACGCGTTCTTTAACCGACATTGACTACTACGACACGTGTCCTAGCGACGTTGGGTATTCGTGTCCAAAGGATGGGTCGCCCTGTCCGTTCTGTAATGACAACACCTAACCCATTCGACAACGGACTGTTCTGGTGCGAGGGGTGTCAGACGTTTGACCAACGACGCTACCTCCGCGAACACGACGTGTGTTTCGAAGACAACGACAACCAAGAAGAATTAGAAGGAGACAATGACAACACAACCAAGATTAATCGCACTGACAGGAGCTAAAGGCGTCGGCAAATCGACATACGCTGAGTTCCTCGCCGGAGAAAACGGAACGGTCTTATCGTTCGCAACGCCGATCAAACATATGCTTAAAGCGATCGTTGGCAACGAGTACGTGTTCGGCAGTAAGAAGAACGAAGAGACCCATCTCGGCGTCACAGGACGCGTCCTTTTACAGACGTTAGGGACGGAATGGGGACGCGAGACCATCGACCAAGACATATGGGTTAAATGCATGAAGCATATTTTAACCGACGCTATGTTCCAAGAGTACCGCCCTGTTGTGATCGACGATCTACGTTTCGAGAATGAGGCGAAGATGATCCGCGAGTTTAACGGCGAGATATGGCACATCGATCGTAAGAACTTCACACCGAGTAACGACAACCATATATCTGAAGCAGGAGTAACCGACGTCGACAGGAAGGTTCTTTTGTGAGCGGGGAGGTTTCGGATAACGACCTGAACGTAGGTGCGTGGGAACACACGATAGGAATGGACACAAGCGTCTACGAGGACGGCGTCAACATCTTCGATGAAGGATGGCGTCACTTTTGGTCGCAGACCGAGGTCGAAGCGTTCGTCTACGACAACGAAGGAAAGATCATCGAAGTGAAACGCACAGAGAAACCGCGTGTCATGCCGAAGACGAAATCGTGGGCGAGCAACCCGTGGTAATAGACGTAAATTTTACGGTTGTTATAACGTTACAAATTCGATTGAGTCCGACTCGGAGATAAAACGATGTTTGATACAAAACTAAAACGCGATCAGATCATCCCGACGTTGGACGTCATCTTACGGGTCAATTTAACTCCGAGTATCTACTCGCGTATTTCGAGATGTCACCGACTGATCGCCGTGATCTTAGTCCGTCGTCATTACACGAAACAGAAGCCTGATTGCATTACGTGTATCTTCGACGAGCTTCCGTTTAGTCGCGAGACAACCCGACGAGCCGTGCGTGATGGCGTACGCTTAGGCATCATCGACGAGGTAACCGACCCGAACGATCGCCGACGTAAGCTCGTCAAGGCGTCGCAAAAACTGATTGATACGTTCGAGTCGCGACACGTAGAATCTTAAACCATAACCCGTAGAACAAAGGAGATAGACATGGGTGCAATACGAGCAAAGGGTAAGAGGTTTCAATGCGACCTCCGAACGCCGAACGGAGCACGGTTACGACCGACCTTCGAGACGCATGACGAGGCGGATCATTGGCTACGTCTTACACAAGAAAAGATACGAACGGGTCAGGACATCAGTCTCGACGTCGCTCAGAACACGCGATCCATCGCGATGAACTTACGTGAGCTTGCAGAAGAAGTACGTAACCGACATTGGCGTGGATGTAAGAGCGAAGACACGTTGTGGATACAAGCACGTGATGTCTACCGACGTCTTGGTGCGAGTAGAAGCGTACGTGAGATCAACGAGAACGTGATCGACGACTTGATCTACCAACTGGAACGTGACGGTAAGAGTAACGGAACAATAAACCGTCGTCTCGCCGCGCTTTCCAAGATGCTTAAACACGCATACCGCCGGGGTTACATCTCTCGTATGCCCGTCATCGAACGGAAGCGAGAAAGCGAAGGTCGTATGCGTTGGGTAAGCTACGAAGAAGAGGTCGTCCTGATCGCCAAGTTCCGTGAGCTACGCCACGATCAAATGGCGGACTTCATCGAGGTCTTGATCGACACAGGACTACGGACAGGTGAACTGTTTAAGTTGTGTGGACGCGATGTGAACGTCGAAGAACGCGTCATCTATCTATGGGACACCAAGAACGGTAAGTCTCGATCTGTACCGCTCACACAACGGGCATTGAACGCGCTTCAACGCAACTACAAGAGCGATTCAGAACTTCCGTTGTTCAACTTTACACGACATGCGTTTCGTCATCAGTGGGACTTGGTCAAAGCATTGATCGGTCTTGACGGCGATAAGGAGTTCGTTCCTCACTCGCTTAGACATACGTGTGCAACACGGCTCGTTGAAAAAGGGATCGACCTACGGGTCATTCAAGAGTTCCTTGGACACCGTGCCATACAAACGACGATCCGTTACGCGAAGGTTGTTCCGAAGTCTCTTCACGCCGCTAGAGACGCGTTGGAACTGAGTGACCAAAGCGTGACCAAAAGGGCATAAACAGCGTGACTTGCGTGACCAACACTGATATGACTAATTTTATTAAGTCTTTGTATTCTTTAGTGAATCTACCTAGCGGGTGTGGCGGAATTGGTAGACGCGCTGGATTCAAAAACGCCATAAATCATATCGATTGCGTTGCGCAAGTCACCAACTTCCTTAAATATATCAATAATTTAGTTGACACTTTATCCTGCGCCGATTTCCTTGGCGATAGGTCACCGTGTCCAACTCGTGACCAAACACCCAATAAAAACGAAACATGGATCAGCTAGAACTTAACCTAGAGATGGTCGAGCAAGGCATCGCTCGTTACCGTTCGAAGGTGCAGTCCGCTCGCGATCGGGGCAAGGAATCCGAAGCACCTTACGGACAGCGTCTTATGCGTACCCAACTGCCGGAACTTATTCGCGAGATAGACAAGCGGGTCGGTTATCACCGTAAGCACCCGCAAGCTGTACCGCATTGGTTGCCGTTGATATGGGACTTGGAAGCGGAAGTCATCGCTTTAATCGCGTTCCAAGCGACGCTTGATAACATCAGCATCAAACGACCTTTGTTATCGGCGTGTATCAACATCGCTAATCGTATCGAAGACGAAGTCCGTTACCGCTACCTACGTGACAACCATCCAAACGTCTTTCACTACGCACAACAGGACGTCGAGAAGTATTCCCATAAATCCTATAGCCGAAAGGTACAGGCGTTTAAACGTCATGACCTCGGCGAAGCAAAGAAGGGAAACATGGAACGATGGAAGACATGGACGCGTAAGGAAAAGGTAGGGATAGGTACGTGGTTGCTCGAAGTGATACGCACAGCAACGCACATGATCCAGTTCAAGGTGATCGGTCAAGGCGGTGGTAAGAAGACCGTCACACACGTCACCGTAACCGACGAGTTGTTCCAATGGATCGCTGACTACAACCAACATCACGAAGTCCTCGCACCGATGTGGCTACCGACTCTCGACGCGCCCAAGGATTGGACATCTATATGGTATGGCGGATACGGCGAGGTCGACGGGCTACCCGCTGAGAAGTTTATTAAGTCGTTCGATATGGATCATCTCCGTTCGCTCGACTTCAACGCGATGAAGCCCGTGGTGGACGCGGTCAATCACATTCAACAAACGAAGTGGACGGTCAACGATCGCGTCTTGGACGTCGCTCAATGGGCGTGGGAGAACAACAAAGAGATCGGTGAGATGTGCCGACGTTCTGACTACGAACTACCACCGCCCATACCCGAAGACAGCGACGCCGATACCAAGCGTGAGAACTCGCGTAAGTGTGGGATCATACACAATCTTAATATGTCTTTACGTTCACAACGTCTCCACGTCCTGAAGACGCTTTGGACGGGCGATAAGTTCGCAGGTAAACACTTTCATTTCCCACATCAGATCGACTTTCGTGGTCGTATGTATCCGATTCCTTACTTCCTGTCGCCACAA